CAGAAAAAGAACTCGAAGATGAATATGAATATGAATATGAATATGAATATGAATATGAATATGAATATGAATATGAATATGAATATGAATATGAATATGAATATGAATATGAATATGAATATGAATATGAAAAAGAGAAAGAAAACGAAAAAGAGAAAGAAAAAGAGAAAGAGAAAGAAAACGAAAAAGAGAAAGAGAAAGAGAAAGAAAAAGAGCAATTTCCTGAATTATCCACATATGATGTGATGGTGATTATGCCATTTGTCTCACATTGCTTTGAACATCCATTATCATTGTACGAACAAATGTGGATACGATTGCCTTTTTTGTCTACTACTTTATTTGTATTTCCGTTTATTTGGACAATGTACACATATAAGACGACAGTTTTGCCTATTCCGTTATGGTTATCTATACTGTCAGTAATAACAGCCATTGTCTCATTTATATTTTGGTCGAATCCTGTACAAAATCGGAATACATGGGTTCATCATTTAGATGCAAAAATGGCTCGATTGACTATTTTCGGTATTATCCTGTACAATATATTTGGCGGGTTTTATGCGAAATTCTGGTTTAGTTGTCTCATCATGTTTGTCTTTTTCGCTTTATCGAATTATTTCTCTACAGTACATGACTTTGGCTGTATATTGCATATTTTAATGCATGTCTGCGCACATGTGTTTGCCTCCCTTGGTATATATTTTACGATTGAAGCGAAACTCTCTCCATTTTTACCATAATTGTTCTTTTTTTTGTAATTGTATTGTATATCTTTAGTACAAATATGTTTGGGAGATTTTTTGGAATAAAATCACAACATTCCGACGATACGAAAAATAATAAAGCGATAATAGATTTGAGAAAAAAAAGGACAACTCTTTTTAATGCCATCAAAAACAATGAATTTTTAATAAACGGTCACAATACACAAATAAATGCAAGAAATGTGATGAAATCTAAATATACGTCGGAAGAGTTAAAGAAATATAACACAAACATTAACGAACTAAAAGAAACAGTTAAAGAATTGGAATACAATAATACGTTACTCAACAATGAAATGGAAGATGTAGACAATAAAATCAATCAAATTGAGAATAAAGGAGGTAAGCGTTCAAAGAGGAAATCAGGTAAAAGAAAATCGAGTAAAAAGAGGAAGGTAAGTAGAAAGAGAAGGAGTGATAAGAAACGTAAAACAAGAAGGTAAATAAAAAAAATGGCAATGAAAGTCATATAGATTCATGTATCTTGGTAAAGTTAACAAAAGATGGATGAATTACGAGAGAATAATCGGTATTGGTTTATAGTAAGATATCCATGGGAGGAAGAGGAAACAATTATGAGAGCAACATTTGTACGTTTAGATTATGCATCTTATATGGGTGGAGAGCAGGATTATTTGCATGTGAAGCAGTATGAGATTATTAATGGGATTCCTCAAACGGGAACATTGTCAATGCCATATGAATGGGTAATACAGTACAAAACATTGAGACAAGTAATTCCACACATCGAACTTCCAGATGATATTCTGTACAGGATTAACACGTTTGTATAAGAATTGTCGCAATGAGTGTATGTGTTCATGATTTTCAATTGAATTTAAGCCCAATTCAATTGAAACAATAAAATGATATAAAGAAATCACATATGTAATCGTATATCGGAGAGTTAAATACACTTCACATCTTTTTACAGTAAATCTACATTCATACATTATGTCTATTGTTATCGAAAAAGGAGCTGTACGTGATCAATTGAAAAATGTTGAACATGCGGAGGCATTCAGTGTAATTAATGAAGTAATTGATGATAGAATGCACTCAAAATCAAATAAGGTATATTTGGAATTTACTGAAAAGGCATATGCCGTTGGTTTTGAAAACAAAGCAAGTCAAGAGCAAATTGATAATATGTCGAAATTTTTTACAGAAAGTAAAGAACAAAAAAAGATATCAAATATTGCATGCAAAGGAATTGGGTTAAAACATTTCGAATATAAGTTTCAAGGGAAATGGACGCATTATTCATATCACGAAGACTTGGGAGTAGTATATTCGTCAGAATCCAATACGAAATGTATTAATGATGCATTACATGACCCGAACATATCCCAAACCCATTTTTCAACCTATTTGAATAGATACACCAGAACACAAGGTGAAGAACCCGTTGGATGGGTAAAAGAAACCGATTATTATAAAATCATGCGAAATCATACGGGAGAGTACCCATTCATGGCGAATACTCTATTTTTATGCCGTACATATGATAATATAGTACCATTTACAGATACCGAACAAGACAATAAATTTGAAACCATTATAAAAAGATTCAAAATCAAATATTATCATGAGATCGCACAAGGACTTGAATTATACATCAAATTCCCTGGATTTTCTACATTTGTAAAATTAGAAAATGACATATGCGATGTGATTGGTTCATTACATCAAATGCATGCGTTATCCATTAATATATATATATGTAAAAACATACATCTCGGATACTATTTTGATGTTAACGGAGAGTATTACGTATGTAAAAAAAATGGGAATGGGAAATTAAAGGAAAAATACACACCAACCGACAAAACAAAAACCCCTGATTTTGTATTAACACAATATAATATTTCAACAATGACACCTGAAGAAAGAAAAAGGTCGACCGAATCTAATAAAGAAGACAATTACGCTGGTATATTTATAAGAATCGGAAATACATTCATATCAGACAAATATGTCAAAAATGATGAACGACATGATAGGAATGAACCAGGTGGTAAATGTTATCGTGCAATACTAGACTGTAATACAGAAGAAGCCAAGCATAGTCTACCATTCTCTGGTTACAAAAGTTGTTTCAATTTAAATAAAATTGGAGAATTAAAGAGTTTATTGACTGAACTTATGAAGAGCTATAAAAAACTTCGAGACACATCGAAAACAACAAATCAGAATGATACGATTACACATCCAGATAAATATATTTTAATTTGCTCTACTGCCACTAAAAGTAAAAACACAAAAATCGTAGAAGGATACACATATGTTATGAAAATAGGAGAAAATTTGTATAAAATTGGGAAATCTTCAAAAAAAACACGCATTTTCGATTACGCAACCGACGCGATAATTAAGAAAACTAGAGAAGAATTTCCAGATATCAATATTTACGAGAACCCAGTATGCATATTTATGACTACCAAGCCTGATTCTAATTACAGTTCTAGCGAATGTAGCATGAAAGAATTACTAGTTGAATTAAATCGAGATAATCACTGTACAACATATAATAATAAAATCGGTTCCGATATCCGCGAATATTTTTATACAGAAAATATTCATTATGTTCTACATAAAATCAATGAAATGACCCCTTAATACAAAATGCAGATATTATTGTACATACTCATTGCAATTACCATTACAGAATATCATCCCACCATTCAATCTGTAAATCTAAAAACGAGATATAATCTACATATCCAAACAAATACATTCCTGTATACAACATAACAAACCATTGGATATCATCCTTTATGGGATTCTTGGAGAAAATACGCCAAAACGAAAACAACGCAAGAGACTGTAAAAAATCCATCCGTCCGTCCGCATATACATGTAATCATACATATCACATTTTGTTCATGTTCATATTCATATTCATAATCATATTCATATTCATAAAAAATTGATATGTGTGTTATCTCTCTCAATATATCTCTACAGACACTCGCATATACACGCGTACAGATATATATCAATCTATCAATCTATCAATCCAAATGTTCGGGAAAATGCCACATAATATTCCGACCGAAATTGCTGTAAAAGCAAAGTCATGTCCTACATTGCATTCTACAGTGAATCTTATACAGAAATTACCACAATCCGTGTCTCAACATATATATGATGAATACGAAACCTGTAAGAAAATATGTCGCAGATTCATTCAGTTGTTGTTGCTGCACAAATATGGTGATGAAAATACACCTGTCATATCCCAACCACCATCCATTGTGTACTGGAATGAATTAGTGGAAATCATGTTGATTCTCTGGAAGCATCCATCTATTACCGAATATCTCTGTAAAAAAATGTCTGGATTTCATAGCGCATATCATACATATTATTGTCATATACAGAACCCCGCGAAATCTACCGAAGAAAAAATGAAATTAATTACCCAGTCATTGACCTATATATTCTCTCAAATGAAATGAGATGCATATTTATCAGTAGGTATATCCATTGTCGATACAACATTATCAGTACGAACGCCGCTTGTTTTAGATGATGATACACAGACCGCCAAGTATTTCTGTAAAATGTCGTCACAAGCAAATTGTGAGTGAAAGCAGCTGTCTAAATCATGCAGCATTTCTTCACACTTTGTTTTCGTTTTTGTTTTGTATACTTCTTCTGGGTCAATAATTTCATTTTTATTTTTACTGGATGATGAACCCAATGCTTGCCCAACTGCTTCTCTCGCCAATGAACTTCCTGTACCAAACGCCATTCCTTCTACCATAGTACGTAACAACGATGGTGGTTTATTTGCATGATTCTGTACAGATACAGATGCTGCTGCTGGAGGAGGTGGGGAACGTGCTGGCGGTGGCGGCTTCGCCGCCACATGTGATTTTATAGAATGTTGGCGTGTCATGGCAATTGCAATGGTGATAGATATACAGATATATACATTACGGATAGCAAAAATGTATATATTGTTTTCATCGCTAAACTCCATGTAAAATATATTCTTTATGAGACACATACTATTTCTCACATAAAAAACATAAGAAAAACGAATAGTTTACTGTACATATACATATACATATACATAACACGTTTTGAGACAATCAATCAATCAATCATGGAAATCAAGCATGTAGATGTGTGTTGTGGTTTACATTGGGGAGATGAAGCCAAAGGAAAAGTCATCGCTCAATTAGCGAAAACTGGCAAATATGATTTCGTTTGTAGATGGTCGGGTGGACAAAACGCTGGACACACCGTGTACGTAAACAGTAAAAAATATAAAACACATATTATCCCCAGTGGTATTTTTTACGGAATCCCCTCTATCATCGGACCAGATTGTGTAATACACCCAGCCACTTTTTTCCAAGAATTAACATATTTACGGGAACACGGTTTTACAAATGTAGATACACTAGTGAAAATCTCTCCAAAAGCACATATTGTTACAGACCTTCATGTTGAAGACGATTATGAGAGAAATACATCAAACGGAATTTCCATTTCAACCAACCGCGGAATTGCACCATGCTATCGAGACAAATATTTCCGTACAGGAATACAAGCAAAAGATTTATATATATTACGTTATTATATGTGGGATGAACGACTATATGGTACTGTATTATGCGAAGGTGCACAAGGTTTCTGGTTAGATATCAATCAAGGAAATTATCCGTATGTTACATCTAGTACCACATTGCCTTATGCGGCATGTTCTCTCGGTTTCCCACCACAATTAATACGTACCATATATGGTGTCTCCAAAATATATGACACACGTGTTGGTTATGACCCAGATTTCCCAGAAACCTTATTGGATGACCCAGAATTGTCTCATATTGCTGATATTGGACAAGAATTTGGTACAACTACTGGTAGACGCCGTAAAGTGAATTGGTTGAATCTAGATAAAATGGTACAAGCCATACAGATTTCTGGCGCAACTGTTATTATTATATCCAAAGTCGACATCTTGTGTACAGTAAACAATTATAAATTATATGTCTCAAATATATTGACGGATTTTGAATCAATGGATGAAATGAAAGGTTGCATAGTAGCATATATACGAGACAAATGTACATATGTTACAAAGATTTTATTCTCTCATGATGTGGAAACCGTTCATGGATTACTGGATTCATAGTTCAATTGTCCAAGAGTTTAATTGCCAACATTCAAGTTAATTTGGTATGTACGAGTTTCCATACTTGTACGTCCAGTGTTAATTGCCGTATGTTGGTCGGTAGAACCAGTAGAAGTGATTTTATAACTCAAAACATCACCTGCATGGAATGGCACCTTCCAGTATCCTGGGAATTGAGAACTGTAAGAAATATCTGTTACATTTTGGAAACGTTTGGTATCCTGTGTTATCATTTGGGTAACAATTTCACGGCAGATATTCGTATCTGATGCATCATCTTTCAAGAAATAATAATTGAGAGAAGTATCTAATGTTAAACTGGAAGAAGAATTCGTAATATTGACATTCCGAGTACGCTGTAAAATTGCATCCGCGATTTCATCACATTTCGTATTGAAATTGTTTGCCACTGCATCTTCATTTGTAAACAAATCTGCACCTAGATGTGTACCGAATAGTTGTCTCGCCAAATCACGAATGAAATCCTTTGCAAGGGTATCACCCGCTTTATACGCACCATCACTTATACTACCTATTGTTGCATTACGTGGATTCATATTCAGAGACAAATCTGTCCATGCCGTATCATCTACGAAAAACGCAACAAAAGAAGAATCCGCCAAAATTGCATCATCTGTACGATAGAAGAATGTATTCCGTAACACATCTTTACTGACTGTAGTATTGAGTGTTGCAGTTGCATCTCGAACAAGAGAATATGATGCATCCGATAATATTCCCGCTTGTGTTAATGTCATGTTACTATCAAATGCAGTCAGTATGAAATTCAATTTCGTTACATCGGATATCGATGTTTGTACACTACCAAATGTATACGTTACATCTCCTACTGTTGCTGTATCTCCACGGCTGTATGATACTCCATTCAGTGTATATGTGGTTTGTCCGGTACGGACAATCACATCATACGCTGTATCAGATGCACTTGTTTTTGGGAATTCCACTTGATGTCCT